ATAGATAGTAAGGCTAAGGCCATCTCTTGCTTTAAATCGTCTCTTAGATGCTCCGGATCAACTGAATTAATAAGCCGGTTAATATCTACATGGTTGTATAAATATTCAATAATTTTATTTTTATCTAAGTTGTTCATTATCAATACTTGTTACGCAATATACTTAATATACTTGATTTTTAGGTGTTTTATCTATACCCTATTCCTTTTTATTTATTTTACCCCCCCCCCCCTTAAAAGTTAAATAAATTAAGTATATTGAGTATATTGAGTATTTACTATTGAATATCAATTAGTTACGATTTGTCAAATCGCGTATTGAAACTCGCAAATTAAGTATATCGTGTATGAAAATGCCCCCTTGAGGGTTTTTCTTAAGCCATTTGTCAAATTCAAGCAAGAATTTTAAATTCATTTTTGTTATTATTTTGAGTGTTTCGTCTAGTTATTAGGTTTAAAGTAAATATGTCCGCAGCTACCTTGAGTGCTTTCTTAAACTTTATTTGACTATAATCTTTTTTCTCTAGGTCGTTAGTGTTTAAAAAGTTTAAGTACTCATTGCCAAACTCTAGCCACTTATCAAACTCTATTAATTCAAAATAGTCAAGAAAGTCCTCGCCAAAGTTAAGCTTAATATTCTTACGATTAATAGTTTGACTATTATCTATTTTAGGTATTCCGTTTAGTAGGTAGTTTTGCACCGAGTCAATCATAAAGTTATAAAACCTATTCCATTCGTCACGATCCCAGTCATTGCTAAACATAGCCTTGCCCCCAAAGAAATCTAAAGGTGTATTGTTATGGTTAAAAAAGTTGCTAAACTCTAGCACCTTAACTCTACGCTTGCCGTGACCTCCGGAATAGTTTATAGTGTAATTGGTAGTAAATCCAAACTTAGGTGCATCTTCATATCCTATATATATTTCGTCTTTGTTCTTTTTCTCTATGGTTACGCCTTCGGTTATCTTACTATAAAAACCTTCAAAGTCTACGTTCTTACGGCAATCTTCTATGACTATTAGTTGCGTGCTTAACTCTACTCTTTGAAATGCAAAGGACTTGTCAAGCTTAAAGTTCTTGCCATCAATAGACACTAAGTTTATTAGCTTACCTATTGCCTTAAAGAATAAGCCTTTACCAGCGCCGCCACCTTCGGCTTCGTCTTCGGTCTCTTCGGCTAGGATAACTGCATAAGATTTTGTAGGATCTTTATAGGTGTGTAAAAGGTAACCTATTAAAGACTTAGTATATTCAGTTCGTGCGGCTTCGTCGTTGCTTATCTTTTCTATAAACTTAAGGTAAGCTACGTTGTTAAGGTCTAAGTCCTGGTCTATATTAATTTCGTATGGTATCACTTGGTCACGCCATACGTGCATGTTAATAGCGCCATATTTAAGCAGTTCTTTTTTGTTCTTGGTTACATGCACCACGCCATTAAGGAATGGATAGTAAGCGGAGTCTTTAGTATGCTTAAGTAGTTTAAGTTCTACGTTAGTCATAAACTCAAAAAGGCCCTTATTAAAATATGCGTCGGCTCCCTTATAGATTATTTCACGTAGTCGGTTCTTATTGATGCCGTCAAAGTTATCATAAGGAATAGAGTCTATGTAATTAATCAAAAACTTTTTAATCTGCTCCATGTTAGTATCGCTCACAAAGTTATCAACGATACGTACTAATTGATAGTTAAGCTTTTTGTCATAGTAGTATAAGTAAAAGCCACCCTCCGAACTTAAAAGGTTTATAAGCTTATAACGATCTATTGCAATAACACCTTTGGTAACTGACCAAAAGCTAAGCAGTTCGGTTTGTGTATCATTATCTAGGTCGGTCACTAATTGCTTTGCCTTGTTAATATCTAGCTTATGTTTTTGACTTATAAATGCTGCGATATTTTCGGAGTCAATGCCTTCGTCTTTTTTGCCTAGGTAATCTTTTTTTATGTTCGTGCTAACTTTGTTGCGTCCTTCGCCGTAGCCGTCTTTAATAAGTTGCTTAGCAGCCTGGCTAAAGTTGCCGTTATGTTCAAGCATTGCATAGATGGCAAAAGGTTTATAACCTCGGCCGGTCTCAAACTGCGTGCTTGTGCTAAAGACTTTAAACAAGCCGAGGCCTTTATGATAGTCTGCGCTTATATGTGAGTCGGTCTTACCAGGACGCTTAAGAAAGTCACGCTCGCCTCTAGTTTCTATCCACGTCCAGCCGTTAGCCTCAAGTAAAGCTACGACGTCGCACTTGGCGTTGTAATCATCCCAGGGCGTTGTGGCGTAGGCTTCGGAGTCTGCCACTACTTGCGCACGCACCTCTTTGACAACCTCGTTAAAACTACGGCATATAGATAGTATTGAGTCGCGTTGCTCTAGCGTTATTGTGTTAACCTTAAACTCACGTTCTTTGGTGTACCCTTCGGATGGCGGTGCTAGGACATAGCCGCCCTCGCCTCTAGTTTCTATTAAAACTATTTCCTTGGCGTGTGGTGTTTCGCTTAGTTCATCTTTAGTAGCGTGACGCATGGCTAGCTTTTGATTGCCCTCTACAAGTTCGCAGCGGTAGTAAAGATGGTAGCCCCCGGACTTAGTACGCACCACGTAAAGTAGTGGCATAAGATCCGTTAGGGCATCTTTAAGTCTATCCCAAAGGTTACCGCTTACGTCGTACTTAAGATCAACGTCAATAATTTCAAGGCCACCCGAAACACCGCCACCGATGATAGCAATGTTCTTGCAACGATCATTTGTGAACTGGGCCTTAATAGTTGCATCGTCCATAATAGACGATTGAAACTCCGTCCAAGGAAAAACGGCACGCTTATTTTCTCCTATTGGTATAACGGAGAATCCTTGCTTTGTGTAATAGTTGGCAGCTTTAATCATTGGTTAAGTTCTTGCATTTTATAAATTGTTCGTACCTCAAATCCTAGTTCTTGTAGTTGCTCATGCCGGTACTTTTGCAACTCACTTAGTCTACCTTTCTCGGCCTTGCATTCTATAAAGAATGTCTTGCCATCTTTAAGCAGCATAAGGTCGGGCATGCCGTTCTTGTTGCATTGTATTATTTTAACTACGTACCAGCCTAGCAACTCAAAATGTCGGATCACTTTACTTTGTAGAATACTCTCTCTCAAGTTCTTTAAGTTTTGGGTGTACTTCTTTAATAAACTTTTGTTTTACCATTATGTATAATGGTTTCTTTTTTTCCTTTTCGGGTAGGGCTTTACGGCCGCGTGTTTCTTTTTTCATGTGTGTTTTGTTTTTGTTTATTTAATACAACTTTTTAAAATTTCAATACATAATTCGTTTGGTATTTTAGACCTTTCGTAAGCATCTTTTAATCCTTGGGTTCCAGTTCTACTTCCCCTAGGTGCCGAAACATGACAAGTATCACCATTTTTGCACATTGGTTTTGATTGCCATAAATTACTATTATTCCAAATATCAGTAGGCTTCATTCTCGCATCACCATATTGACAATAAGTAATAGTATTAATTTTAAAGTCTTTAACAATATCTAGCTTTCTTAACATACCTCTAGGGTTTTCCATAAACCAAAACTTAGGTTTATAGTAGTTAATTATTTCAATAGTCTTTTTAACTAATTCAATACCTAACCTTGCGCTATCAGTTTTAGGCGTTTTATCATGGTTCCAATTCCTACCAATAGCAGCAACACTAAAGCCCGTACATGGAGGCGATGCCCATATAATATCCGGCTTAAAAGGTACCTTATTATAGTCAAAGTCTAAAACATTAATTACATAATCTATGTCTTTAAAATTGTTTATATCCGATGAATAAACATTATAACCTAATTCTTTAGCCGCATTACCAATAGAGCGGCTTCCGGCAAACAATTCTAATACATTCATTTTATGTGTTTTGCTGCAAACTTACTTAAAATAAATTTAAAAAAAAAGTTTTTTATTTAAAACAAAATACTATATTTGCAATGTCGTTATAAAACAAACGACTTTAATTTTATGGCATTAACAAATTTAGGAGGTGTTAACACAACTTACCTCAACGTTGCTGACGGCAACTTAGTACGCCAACACAAGCAACCAAACGAGCGCACAACGGAGCGCTTAACAAAAACCGGGAAGCTAGTTTATGAAGAGCGTTTTAAGGATCTTACTGCAAAACTAGAAACTATCAACACGCGTACGAATGACTATGGCACGCAATGGCAGCTACATTTTACGGACGGCGACGATAGCTACGTAGTTAGCTTGCCATACTCTAGCCGTTACGCATCAAGCTTTTTAAAAGCTTTGCCTAACGTAGACGTAAATAAAGTATTACGTTTTATGCCATGGGCCATGAAGGACAAGCTTGACGCAACTAAAACTATTACCGGTATTACTTTATACCAGGACGGCGAAAAGATTGCACCGGCTTACACCAAAGAAAATCCTAACGGCTTACCGCAAATGACTAAGATAAAAGTTAAAGGCAAGGAGCAATGGGATGATAGCGACATGATGCAATTTCTAGAGCAAACTACTTTAAAGCTATTTGCAGACAAAAACGATAATAATATTGTCTTAGACGAAGACGAAACACCTTTTTAGTTGGTGATTATTGGTTAGCGGTTTCGTGGCTTCCGTACAAAAAGCCACATTTTTATAAACCAATAAATAAAATTTTATGCCAGTAGTAAAAATAACTAGCGAAACAAATTTAATTCATAACGAGACAAGGTATTTTATTCGTATTGACGGCAAGTTTATACAAGGCTTTGACACCTTAGAGAAAGCCGAAGAGGTAGCAAACCAAATAGCGTCACACGGAGGCAAAGAAAAAACCGAGGAAATCACTATAAAAGAAATTATATGTTAATCAAAAACCTAGTATCTAACCAGCTTACTTTTAAAGACGGCCGTTTTTACACGGACGAAAACGGCAACTATTTTCCTAGTGCAACTACATTGCTTGAGGCATATCCAAAGCCGGCGCAGTTAATTATGTGGATGAAGGAGGTAGGATCTAAAGCCGACGAAATTAGAGACGCAGCCGGCAAGCGCGGATCTGCGGTGCATCAACTTACCGAAGACTATGACCAAGGCATTGAATGTACTTTGCTTGACGAATATGGCAAGCCTAAATACTCTTTAGACGAATGGTCTATGTTTGAGCGTTACGTTGAATTCAGCACTAACCATAAGCCGGAGCATCACTTAATTGAGCAAACGTTTATAGGCGGTGGCTTAGGTTTTGCCGGCACTATTGACCGCGTTTGTACTATTGATGGTAAGACTTACGTGCTTGACATTAAAACAAGCAACGGCATCTATAATAGTTATTGGTTGCAGTTGGCAGCCTATCGCGAATTATATAACAATTCAGTAAAGACCTCCGATAATTTGCCGGACATTGACGGCGTGGCTATTTTATGGCTTAATGCTAAGACCAGGACTTTTGGCAAAGGCGGAGTAATACAAGGCCCAGGATGGCAAATGGTTACGGAAATGGATACCTCAAAACAATGGTCTTTATTCCAAGCCGTCCAACAATTATGGCACGCCGAACATGAAGGCGACAAGCCAAAAGAATTTAGTTACCAACTTTCTCATAAAAAGTAATTAACTTTATCCCATGACTACCAAAAGAAAACGATTGTACTTTGACATTGAAACCAGTGCAAACATCGGTTTCTTTTGGCAAAGTGGGTTTAAATTAAATATCGGGCCGCAAAATATTATCAAAGAGCGTGCTATTATTTGCATCTGCTATAAGTGGGAAGATGAAAAAGAAACGCACTCATTAACCTGGGATAGTAAGCAGAACGATAAAAAAATGCTTGTTGAATTTATTAAAGTCTTGAACACCGCCGACGAAACAATAGGACACAACGGCGATAAGTTTGACCTTGCCTGGGTGCGCACGCGTTGTTTGTTTCACGGAATAGATATGTTTCCAAGCTATACAACGATTGACACGTTAAAGGTTGCACGCAGTAAGTTTAAGTTTAATAGTAACAAGCTTAATTATATCGCGCAGTACTTAGGTATCGGACAAAAGATTAAAACCGAATTTGATTTATGGAAAGACATTGCGTTGCATAACGATCAAAAGGCTTTAGACAAAATGGTTAAGTATTGCAAGATGGACGTAATACTTTTAGAAAAAGTGCATAAGCTTTTAAATAATCACATACCAGCTAAGACGCACTTTGGCGTTATCTTTGGTCAATATAAAGGCACATGCCCGGAGTGTGGATCGGATGATATACAAAAACATAGCAGACAAATTTTAGCAAGCGGAACCATTAAAATAATTTACAAATGCAAGACGTGTGGGAAGCATCACCGCAAGACGGACAAGTAGGTGGCGATCATTATAAGATTTATAAAATACAACCTACGGAATTTATACACACAAATAGTATTCCTTTTATTGAGGGGAATATTATTAAGTATGTTATGCGACATAAAAATAAAAACGGCATAGAAGATTTAAAAAAAGCAAAGCATTACATTGACCTATTAATTAAACTAGAGTATGAGACTACCAAAGTTATTTAACAAAATGAAAATATCCGAACAAGAAACCTGGCTTACTAATAAGCTAGCCGAGGTGCATGGCCTTGAATTAGAAATAAGAAGATACCTAGCCAAAGTTCGTGGCGGGCAAGTTATATTTACTCCTAGTGATGAAATAGATAGGCTTGATGAAATAGAATTAAAAAAGGATGCTTAAAATTAAGATTATATATCGTAAACTCGGACGTGAGCAAGCGCATGGCCTTGCCAGTAGCGATGGTGTTATTGAAATTGATGAACGTCTAAAGGGTAAAAAGCACCTTGAGATTTTAATACATGAAATTTTGCACTTACAATATCCGCGCAATTCGGAAGCTACCATAGTTAAAAACTCCGTTATGCTTACACGCATTTTATGGAGGGAGGGTTATAGGCGTGTGGATCAAAAAGAGGACGAGCCGCTACAAGACGGCTTAATATAGAAAATAAACCAAATATAAAAATATGAACGAATTTGACAAGTGGCGTGAAAGCTACGACACAATGACAATCGATGAGCAAATAGCTTATCATAATGACTTAGAAGCACGTTATCCAGAACAGAATCATTACAACTATGATAATGTAAAGGAAGCGTTATTACTATGCAATAAACCAATAGTATTGGAGTTCGGAACTTGGAAAGGCGATTTAGCTAAACAAGCAATGCAAGACTTTAACATATCAGCCTGGTATGGTATAGAAATTTGCGAAGCTGCAATTGGTTCAACTAAATGCAAAGAGGTTAATTATATTTTGCCTACAAAATTTGATTGGTTTAAAGATAAAAGAACAATAGAAGCAGATCTTATTATAGCTACTCATTTTATTGAACATCTAAGTAATAATCATTTTCAAGATTTAGCTAAATATTGCAAAGGAGTTAAATACATTCATTTTGAAGCTCCATTGACAAATGAAGGTAATAATTGGGATGGGTATATTGGTACACATAAGCTAACAATAGGATGGAATAAAATAAATGAAATAATGAAAGAAAATGGATATAGTTTAATTATTGATAAATCACAAAACAAAACCTATGAATATAATAATTAAAGGTGAGAGAATTTAGTAATTGGGTATCGTCGGCCTTATCTTTTAAAAAAATACCATGCAACTAAGAGACTACCAAGTAGACATTGCGGAGCAAGCCATAAATATACTTAAGGAATTTAAGCTAGTATATTTGGCGATGCAAGTACGTACTGGTAAGACAATCACTAGCTTGCACATTGCTAGTTTATATGGCGCTAAAAAGGTTTTATTTGTCACAAAGAAAAAAGCTATAAGCAGCATTGAAGATGATTTTAAGCAGTCCAATTGTTTATATAAATTACTTGTTATAAACTACGAAAGCTTACATAAGATAGAACACCAGTACGATTTTATTATAGTTGACGAAGCGCACGCTTTAGGGCAATTTCCAAAGCCGAGCAATCGGGTAACGGATTTAAAAAAGATATGCATAGGCAAGCCGGTAGTTTACTTAAGCGGCACGCCAAGTCCGGAAACTTACGCGCAGTTTTATCATCAATTTTTTATAAGTAGTTTTAGTCCGTTTGTAGAATTTAAAAACTTTTACGCCTGGCATAAAGAGTACGGCATTCCTAAGACAAAGTTCTTATATAATATGCAAGTGCCGGACTATACACACGTCAAGCAAGAGCGCATCCAAAGTGACATTCAGCATTTAATGCTTACCTATACGCAACAAGAGGCGGGCTTTGAGTCTTTAGTTCAAGAGGTTATTCTTTACGTACCTATGTCGGACAAGGTTAAGTGGGCCGTAGACAAGATTAAAAAAGATAAGCTATTTAAAACTAAGGACGGGCAAGTTATCCTGGCGGATACATCGGTTAAGGAAATGCAAAAGATACACCAAATTTGTAGCGGATCGGTTAAGACTGAAGACGGCAACGCTATCATGTTTGACGATACTAAGGCTAAGTTTATTAAAGAGCGTTTTAAAGGGCAAAAAATAGCTATATTTTACAAGTACATTGCCGAGGGTATGCAGCTAAGGCTAGACTTTGTAGGGCGTATTTACGATGATCCTATGTCTTTTAATGAAGCATCAGGCGACGCAGTATTTATAAGTCAAATACAAAGCGGCCGGGAGGGTATAAACTTAAGCACCGCCGAGGCTTTAGTTATGTATAACATTGACTTTAGCGCCGTAAGCTATTGGCAATCAAGAGCCAGGATGCAAACCAAAGACCGCACCGAGGCGTCTAAAGTCTACTGGATATTTACTGCGGGCGGCATTGAAGAGCGTATTTTTGGTATGGTACAAAACAAAAAAGACTTTACTTTAAGTCATTTTAAAAAAATATATTAAAAATATTTTTTTATTTAAATTGTTTGTTATAGCTTTGATTTCATAATCAAAACCAATAACATGAACAAGTTAAAAAGTCCACAACAAAAAGCCAACGAGCGTTACGCTCAAGAAAGTATTAATCCTATGTATGCTTTTATCATTGTACTATTTGCATTTTTAGTAACCGCTATAATGCAAAACCTATGAGGCACTACATAACTTTTATTTATGAACTAATATTTTTTACGTTCATATCATTTCCACTAGCAATCACGTTGTATTTAACTGCAACGCTTTTATCTAAATTAAAAAACTTATAATCATGGCTTATTCTACTTGTTGCGGCGCTTATAGCCGTATGCCCGAAATTGATATTTGTCCGGAGTGTCGCGATCATTGCGACTGGGAAGACGAAGAGGACGAAGCAAACGACGAAAAAATATTAAATAACCATAAGACCGAAGGCGGTATAAGCGGCAACGCTACTGCTTGGCAAGGTCGATAAAATCAAGACAATGACTAAAATAAGTTACCAACTTTACGACGAGAAAATGAATTGCACCTACTTAGAACACCCGACGGACATACCTCCTATAATTGGAGACGTTATGGAATTTAAAGTAGACTTTCAAGACATAGGTTTATTTTGTAAAGTAATAAGAAGACAATTTACTAGCTACAATCATTTAATAATCATCTTAGAAAAAATGTTTTAATTATGGCAAATCATCAAGAATGGCAAGACCTTACCATTATAGAAAAAATCGACTTAGTCGGCAAGGTTACACACTTACTGCAAAACGATTTAGATAGCTTTAATGCTTTTAAAAATTGGGTCGGAGCAAGTGAACTATTAGGATTGTTTAACGAAGTAAAGATTAACGATGAAGGAAATTCTTAAATATATTAAGCTTTACACGGGCTGCAACGATCACGCATTAAAACGTATTGAGGTCATGTTAGAACCTAGACTTGTACCTAAGATAATAGAAAAGGTAGTACACGTAGAACGAGTATTAACAAGGGCTAAAAAGCCAAAGGTTACTCTAGAAGTATGGAGCGAAAAATATTTTTTAGATAATAATACGTCTTTTAAATATATAAGCCAACGTAGACGCTTGCAAGAAGTTGTAGACAAACGCGATACTTATGTAAAAAATGCTTACTTAAACGGCTTTAGACCTATGGAAATTGCTAGGTATTTAGGTAGGAATCACGCTACCATCTTACACACTATAAGTAAATAGTTCCCCCGCTATTGTTCTTAACGGCTCGCAAGATTTGACCTCTTTGTGGGCCGTTTTTTTTATAGCTTACATGTATCCAGGAATAGTTAAACTCATTAATCACCTGGTCAAATGGTAGCTTAGCTACAATAAAGTCAAATATATCTTTATTGGTAATGGCGTGACTATGTGCGTCCATGTCCAGGTCAAGCGCTTCGCCTTTGCAATGCTGCGATTTTGCGCTTCCCTTGACCAATTTATTAAGTGCTTGAGATCTATAACCGCTGCTTATATAAATAGGCACGCGAAACTCGGCGCGGATAGGCTCAAAGATATGCTCGCACAATGCCTTTAAATTTTCAATATGCTCCGGCGTTGGCATGTTAGATATGCCGTTGCGCTTTGCCGTTTCGGATCTAATTAGTTCGCCTAAGGTAACGTGCTGAGAAATGACCATACATAACGTTTTAAAATGAATATACCGACTATTGCAATTATAAGCCACCAAAAACGGCTCTCGGCCTTTTTCTTGTACTTATGTTCGGCTTGATATAAAAGCTTGTAGAATCGCACGCTATCGCTTAGAATCGCTACCATGCGCATATCTTGCACATAAGCGGTCTTAATGTCTACAACCTTAATAGTCTTAACAATCGTCTTGCCTTTCTCGGTCAAAGTTATAACATTGTTAATTGTGTCGCGCTTATAGTCAAAGATGGTATCTTGTAAAATTGTGGTGTCGCTTAACGTTACTATCATAGTATCGTTTGCGCATGGACGCTCCAGGGCCAAGGTGTTAAAGACTCTATTGCTAGCGTCTCTATTGTTTAAAACTAAACGCTCGGCCTTACGTAATGGGTTGCACGCAGCTAAAATAAGCAATGCTAGGATTGCTAGGTAAATAAGTAAAAGCTTACTTTTTGGTGCCATAGCGCAAATCGTGTGGATTTAACCAGTTAATGATAATAGGTAAAAATGATATAACCGCAGCGCTTATGCACTCTTGCAAGGTTACCTCGTAAATATTGCCCTTAGTTATAACCATGGTAAGTATTGCCGTAAGTGCAAGCTTAAGCCATGATCCGTAAATACTATTTAGGAATTTCATCTTTTACTTTTTTAGTGGCGTTGTAATAATAACGTATCGCCATAAAACCCGAAATGATAGCAACCAAACCGGCCACTAAAGTCACAAAAGGTTGCGCTTGTGTTACTGACAAAGTCGCGGCGGTCATTGATACGCCGGTATTGATTAAAGCTTGGCTGCTATCTTGTGTCATTTACTCTTCAGTTTTAGGCTCTTCTACTGGCTTTTGCTCTTGCTCAAGCTGACCAAAGAAAGTTAATAAAGGAAGGCCAAACTCCGTGGGGATTTTATTAATAAAGGCCTTTAAGTCTGCTAAGTGCTGCTCGTTTAATGTAATCATAATTTTTAATTTTATTGCAAATATAACTATTTGTTTTTTAATTCGTCTAATTCTGCTTTAAGTTCTTGTACCGCTTTTACAAGTAAAGCCACCATGCTTGCATAAGAAATGGAATCAGGCTCACCATTTTCATCAAGGTTTACATATTCACTAAATCCTAATTCGTATAACTCTTCGGCAATCATACCGGCATATCTTTTAGGATTGTCTATTTCCGATTTGCTTAAATAAGATACTGCTCTTAATTTCATTAAATCGGCTAATCCTTTATTATAATCTTGTACGTCTGTTTTATACTTAATAGATGATACGTTTCTTTGAATTACACCACTTGAATCAATCCATAAATTAGCACCTGAAGCGGTAGTAAAAGGATAATCAGGTCGAAAAAATATAGCGCCATCATTTCTTACTAAAAAAGTATCTATAACTGCATTATCTACAATTAATCCATAATTACTTGTACTTTGGTCAACACCTCTTATTCTTAATCTTACATTGGAGGCGGGAATACAAGCAATTCCTACATTGCCACCTTGCGGGTTAAGTAATAAATTATATGCATCTGTGCTTCCATCGTTCCTTTGTGATTGTATCCAAGTGTTACCGCTATTACCGATACCAATATACATACCATAAGCACCATTAGCAGATAAGTAACCCATAGTTCCTGTTGCAGTTCCAAGCGTTGCATTTTCAAAGTTTGCAGATGCTTGAACATTTAATCTTGCACTTATATTACTTGTTCCGATTCCAACGTTACCACTTGTCTTTTTTATGGTTAGTCTTGTAGCTACTCCTGATTCATCTATATTTAAATCACCATTACCATTTATATTTATACCAAAATTTGCAGTAGGGCTTATAGACCTAAATAAATTAATATGTGCATTATTATTATTAGTTATAATTACCCCTCCTGTTGCTGCACTTGTTAAAGTTAAATCCCCATTTGCCGTTACACTACTTGAGAATGTAGCAGCACCGCCTTGAGTAATATTTAAAACATTTTTAGGAGTGCCAGCATTATAAATATCTATATTAAATCCATTACTTAAATCAGTTCTTATTCCCCAATATCCATCAAATCCAACAAAATTATAATTAGGGTAATTAGTTACATTTCCAATATCAATCGTATTAGACCTTGTAGATGGAGAAATAAAATTTAATCCTCTTACAAAACTTGAGAACGTAGCACTTGTACCACTTAAAGCACCAGTTAAAGTTCCACCCGCTAAAGGCAAGTAAGTACTTGATGCTGCGCTTGTAGTTAAGTAAGTGCTTGAGTCTACCGATCCGTCTGCTTTTAAAAACTGACTTGAGGTACCGCCATTCTTAACTAAAGTAGTTGCGTTTAATGTACCTATGATAGTTGCAGCGTTACCACTACCGCTTGTTTTGTTTATATATAAACCTTCGCCGTTACCGCCTTTGGTTATGTTTAAAGCTATGCCGCTACCGCTTGAATGATTAATAGTGAAGGTATCACTACCACCGCTTGATGCAAAGCTACCAACTCCGGCAGTTAAACTATTTGTGCCTAAGGTTACATTCCCCGTTGCACCGGTATAAGGCACATAAGTAGATGCAGCCGTTGCCGTGCTTAACTTGTTGTTAAATGTATTCCAGTCCGTACTGCTTAAAGCACCAGTTGCAGATCCGCTAGCAAGTGCAAGACTTAAAGCTTGCGTGCTTAAGCTTAGACCATTTGCCGTGCCTATTGTAACCGCCGCGTGCCTTGCCGCCGTGTTAGCAGCTACGTCCGTATTTGCGCTTACGCGTCCCTCGGTATAATAAAGGTTTGTGTTCTCCGTTACTTGGCTTGTATTATAATCACCACTGGTTGCACTTACTGCTCCGGTGCGTCCGAATACCGAACTTACGCCGGTAACTAAGCCGCTTACATTTCCGTTAAGCTTTTGTATTGCTTGCAAGATAGTATCCGTTGCAGCCACCACACCCGATCCGCTTGTATAACCAGTTAACGTTGATCCTATTGCTCTAGCGTTTGTAAAATATAAGTTTGTGCTTTCTGCAATATCGTTAGTAACTAAACTAACCGCGCCGGTGTATCCGTTAACCGAACTAACCGCGTCGGTGTTGTCTACCTTATCCCAGGTCGTGCCGTTAAATATTATCCAGTCACCAATTTTCCAGTCCGTAATTCCGTTTATGTTTGTACTGCCCGCCGTTGCAACTACATAATAGTCGCCTTTAGATCCTACGCTACTAACAATAGTAGGTGTGTTAGTTGATGCGTTCCAAGTACCCTCGTACATAACGCCACCAACTAAAGCACTAATTTGATTTTGAACTTTTCCAAACGCACCCAAAATACTATCCGTGTCTGCAATGGTGCCGCCGCCTACTAAATTAAGTCCAGTTAAAATCTTACCCGTCACCGCGCTATTAACTAGCGTTGGGTTAGCGTAAGTACCGCTTAACTCACCGCCCGCAGCTATGCCGCTTATAGTTGTTAAATATGTATTGTTGTCGTAGCTTATAGTAGTGCCGCTAATCTTTACAAAGCCGGTGCCGTTAAGAGCCGCTTGCTTGTTATTAAAGGTAGTCCAATCGGTGCTACTTAAATAGCCATCGCTTGCGCCGCCCGCCTGGCTTATGCTTACTACTCCGCTCGTTACACTAATTGGCAAAGTACCGGTTATTGCAGCCCTTGCACGTGCATCGGTATAATAAAGGTTTGTACCTTCGCTTAAATCCGTAGTACTTTTACCACTAAACGCAGTATTAAATCTTGTCGCCGTATAATATAAGTTAGTATTTTCCGGTACTGCTAAAGTGTCTAAAGTTTGAAAGGTCTTGTCACCTCTATAATATTGCGCCGTTGTACCGCTTGCTAAAAAATTCTCTTTGTTATTAAACGTATTCCAATCGGTAGCGCTTAAATATCCGTCCGTTGTTGTATTACTTTGAGCAATACTTATAACACCACTTACCTCACTAATCGGAGCCGTGCCACTTATAGCACTATGCACTCTTGCATTTGTAAAATATAAATTTGTGCCTTCGGTTACTTGGCTTGTTGTATAATCACCATTTGCCGAAATTACCGCACCCGTTCTACCGAATACGCTAGTTACTGCGTCGGTGTTATCGTCAGTCCAGCTAGCGGTAATTGTGCCGCCGTCTTGCTGGTTTAAAGTTAAAACTTTAGTTGTTGTACCCGTAACCGCTGCACTATTGATTTTATCATTATATGCAGCATCCCAATTAGCAGTATTATCCGTTAAGTATGAAATCGTGCCACCGGTAGACTTAACTATTCCGGTGCCGTTTAAATCGTCTTGCTTTGCATCAAGCATCACTTGCGTCGGTATAACATAACCGCTCGCCATGCTAAATATACCGCTTGCACTATCGTAGTTAATACCAGTAATTGTTTCGCTTATCGCGGCTCTACTACGTGCGTTAGTATAATAAAGGTTTGTGCCTTCCGTAACTAAGCTAGTAGTATAATCGCCCGCTTGTCCTACTACGTTACCAACTCTATTAAATACACTAAAAACGTTACTAGGCAACGGATAAGCACCCGTTTGGGTTACTATATTTACAACCTCTTCGGTTACGTTTACTTCTATTATTTCGTCGCTTACGTTTATTATTTCCATTATACTTTGCTTATGTCTTCTTGAACAATAAAGTTACCCCAAATATATGTCTTGACCTCGCCACTTGGGAAGGTTACATTCATATCGTAGACGTATGATCCAGCCGCTACGTCTACTATTTTATTTAAGGTTATTTGGTTACTACTTACACCGCCTATGCTTATGCTACTATTAGCGGTGCTTAATGTTAAAACAACGCTTGCGCTTGCCGGTGCCGGTCTTACTTGTATTAAAATAGTAGAGCCGCTTAAGTCTACCGGTGTAGTGTCTGCAAGTATTGCAAATACTTGGCTCCAAGTATCATTACGCCATATCTTTACATTATATTGCGCTGGTCTTAAATCCGCGCTAGTGCTATTACTGCAACTCATTTTTTTATGGGTTTAATGGTATGTCACAAGCATCAAAATCGGAAAAAGTGGTCATGTCAAAACTAAGTTCAACACCGGCCAAATAGTCTTCAAACTTATCGCTTATTAAATTATATGTTATATTGTCATCAATTACCCAATTGTTCGCGCCGTTTCTTAACTTACTAATAATGTCCGCGCAAATCTGCAACTGATCGCTAGTTACATCGTCCTCGAATTCTCGCTCCATTCCGGACTTATCTAAAAACCAAAGGGTTAAATTATATTTTTGTTCACGCCCTACATTCAAGCTACCCGAATTAACCGCATAACAAGCAACTGGAAAAACCGGCTGGCTATCCGCGAATAACCACTCGCGCGGCGTCGCACTCTTTACGCTTTTTATCATCGCGTGCGTGTCGAGTATCGTCTTTATGTTCTTTATTACTTGGTTGTAGGTCATTAAATTTTTGTTTTACTTTGTCTAAAAACTCACGCTTATAGCTTCGTACTTTCATAATAATCGTTAAAATTATACGGCAAATCCAAGTTATTAACTTTGCGTCTATTATTGCCTCGGCCTAAATAAATAGGCGAGGTGTAAGCTTGTATCTGCGGTGCAATTACATCGTAACCTCCACCGATTGTAAGATACTCTTTAAACATAGTAGAATTTTCTCTTAAATAATCTATAAGCCTTTGCTTATAAAATTCGCCGTTACTCATGTACTTACGCTCAAGTAAATCTAGTTGGCCTTTGCTTGGGCTGCTACTATCTTCGCTAGTCTTTTGCATTACGCCTTTACTAAAAAATTGAAAGCTAGTGCTTATAACCATTTCAGCAATTGTAAACCAACAAAGCGCATCCGTTATATAGTTATCAAGCAAGTTCTTTTCGTCCTGGCTTAAGTCACCTATTTCAATGCCGTCTTGTAATCTATTATAGAAGGTGCTACCAAGCGCCGGCATAATATACTTATCTTGCGCTAACTTAATAACGGGCTTTATTTGCTTGCCATCAATAGCATCGCTTATCGCGGTGCGGCTTTTAATTAAAGTCTCGTTTATAAAAAGTATGTTTAAACTCATTGCTTATTTTTTTCTAGTTACTATTTTTACATTCCAACGATGGCGACAATATGGTCTATGGTTGCCGTTAGGCTCCGTAAACCAACCGCCTCTACGATCCCAAACCGAATAACCTAGACGCTCGCTTATGTTCTCTATGTCGGCACGGCTCCAAAGCTTAGTCTCGGCTAGTTGTAACATTCGCGCACAAAATGGTCTATTCTTATCATCCTTCGGCCCATAGTAAGTATATCTTAAAAGCACCTCGGTCTTAGTAGCTTTGTCGCCACCAGGAATTTTTTTAAGTGGCTCGGTTAACTTTCTTACTACCGGTGTATAATTAGGGGCTAATATACTTATTTCCATACCGGTTTGGACTAAGTACCCCTCAAGCTTTAGCGCCTCTAAAGCATTATCTATTTGTTGCACGCTTTTGTTAAGCACCTTAGCTAAAACCTCCGGCGTTATTTTTTTGTCTTTGCTAATTAAATCTAGCACGTTTGCTTTAAGAACGTTAATCTCTTCGTCTGCAAACTTCTCGTAGTTTCTAGCTTCGTGCGTTTCTACTACGTCAAAGTCGTTAACATTATCGCCACACGCTGCAAACTCATTAAGTAATAATTCGTCTTGCATTGATGCGAATGCTTGCTCCGTTGCTGGATCATCGTCCACACCTAAGAACGTATTAACATCGTCCTCGGTAAATCCAAAACCATTCTTAAGCATTAAGCTAGCTTGCGCTTTATTAATCTTGCCATTCGCAAACTGACGCACAATACGCATAACGTTTTGGTGCTGACGTCCGGTTAAGTTTTTAATAGACTCATTTGCAGCCGCTATCGGTTGCGATGCAATCGTATTTCCGCTTGCATCTATTGTAATGTCTTTAGGTACTAAGCCGGCTAAACTTCTAATTTCATCGCTTGTCATACTTTCTAGAACCTTATTAGCTACCAACGGACTAAGTGAATTAATGTTATCGCTGATAATTTGCGCTTGTGTTTTAACGCTTGTATCTAGAGCCTCCTTACCCATCAATTCTCTTATTTCATCTTTAGTCAAATTAGCAGCCATAATAGCCTCCGTAAATTCAAAGCTTAAAGGTTCTACTGGTATAATTGTATGCTCACCAGGAATGCCGGCTAAGTTCATAAGCTTACTAAATGTAACTTCATGTTCTTGCTGGCGTTCGTTAACGTATGTGTTTTGGAATATTTGGTATGCGTCACGGATTTCGCTACGGCCTCCTAGTTGCCCTTCGGTTTTAATACCAAATAACATAGGGCTTGTAACTTGATGGCAACTAAATATCTCTTGTTGTATTAAATTATTGACGTTTGTAAAGTCCTCTTTTGTTAAACTTGTTTCGCCAAGGTCAACAATGTCTACTGCATTTTCCCTTGATGGGTTAAACGCAATTACTACGCGATCGCCGTCATGGTTTGTAAATTTCTTTTTTAAATCCATTTCAACATCGGCTTGCTCCTCTTCTTGAGGTAAGCCATTGTTAAAATTAATTAACTTAGTAGCGACAAAGTTATGCTTTGCATTACCTAGAATGTGTCTACTTACTTGAATATCACTTTCTATATAGTTAAGACCTTGAAAATAACTAGGTAACGGATATACGTCACTCTTAGGATTGTACTGCTTAACATATAAAATCTGCGCACCCGTTGGATTGTTAATGTTAAACGCTGGGTATTCTCTAGGCTTTTCTTTAAAGTCACTTAGAGTCCAATCGTTCTTAACATAAAAACAACTTAAATCTTTGCTTGCTCTTACCTTTTGGAATTCTAAATGAAACACATCTTTAATAACACCTAAGGCGTTATAAATAATTTGTAAGTAAAAACCGCCATGCAATTCATCGTCTAAGATAGATCGTTTTAAAATTTGGTTCCAGGTCTCGCCGTGGGTGTTGGCTTTTTGAGTTATGTCCTCAAATCCCTTGCCATAAATGTAGTTAACCTTGCCTTTAATAATAGCGCCATGCTTAGGACTTTCGCCGTAAAGGTCTATTAGATAGGTTGGGTAATTGTTTTTTTCGCCAAACTCAATATAGTTGCGGCCCCTTTTCTCTTCAAATTTAGGTTGCTGCGCTTGATCAAATTGGACGTTAATTATGTTATATGCTTTACTCACTTGAATAGGTTTTAAATTCGTTACATTGTTCGTCGTACACCGGTTCTGCGCACTCCGTGGCCTCTTGTAAATACATAAAGCCCTCTTCTACTATTGCGCCACTTAAAGCCTCTTTTTTATTTGTAGCACTTGCTTGCTCACGGATTCTATAACGCCAAGTACCACACTCTTCATTGTCAAAAACTGCCTTTAAGACTAAGACCTTTTGGTATCTATCTTCGGTGCTTATATTAGTTCCTACAAATATAACACTATCTTCGGTAGCGCTTGTAAAAATAAATAAATATTTAGGGTTAGCAATTGTCGCCAATTCTAAGCCAGTAAATATCAAATTATTATCCACCCCTTTATATATATGTAACATTTGTTTTAAATTAAAATGCCCTACCCACGCAATGTAGGTAGGGCATAATTAAATAACTATTAGGTAGAATTACCCAGCAGTCTCAAGCGCTAAGCCTACTGCATTAGACACTTGTAAAAAATCATCCTTTTCAATACCAGTCAAAGTAATATTATATCCGTTACGATCACCAGCCGCAGTTCCACTTGTTGACTCCGTAGAAGCTAAGTAAAGACCATTGTTTTCGCCGTACATTCTATAAACTCCGTCCATATCTAAAGTAACCGCAATTAATTTATTCTTGGCTAAAGTACGTACAATGTTAGCAGTTGTAGAATCTCTCTTGTTTAAAGGGAATACAACCTGGTGTGTATAAAATACTGATCCGTTTTCCTCGGACGCAGTTGCATTAGAACTTGTATTTGCGGTTGCACGTGGCACCTCAAATTTGTAAAATCTTTTACCAGCTACTTTAGTAATGCCGGTAACTAGACCGCTTACCTCGGTAACACCGGAAATATTACCAAACTCGGCTAAAAAAACGGCTTGTAAGCCTCCGATATTTTCGCGGCAATCAATTGTATATCCGCTAGTTATTACACATGGCATGTTAAAAAAAGTTTAAAAAAAAGGCGGCTTATTTCACCGCCTTTTCTTGATTATATATTAATTAGATTGCAGACTTAAACTTAACACATAAAGTTGTGTAAGCTACGTTCACACCTAATTTGAATGCTACTCTATAACGAACCTCGTTATTATCTTTAGAATACCAAATCATGTAGTTTTCCTCTTCAGCTTCTAAGTCAAACGCCATAGCGATATTAGACAAAGTAGTTGCGTAAATGTCACCAGTTCCATTCAATCCGTTAACCGCTACTAACTCTACGTTAGTTCCTGGAATAACAAAAGTTTGGTTTGCATCTCCGTCAACTTTGTAGTTGTAAAGGTTCAATGCTTGATAAGCTAAAACTGCTAATCTATAAACATCGTTACCACACATAACTTTTAAGTCTTCAGCGTCAATGATTTCAACTGGGATAGCTTTGTAAACTGCATTCAATACACTCACTACGTTAGCAGCGGTAATTGTTGCAATTGGGCCGCCCGATACATAACCGGATACGTTAGCGTCAACTGGAGAACCAGCATCAATTAACTTAATCAAGCCGTCAAATGGAGAAAGGTTTGGATTACCACTAGACGTATTACCTTGCCAAATTCCAACCTCTAATTGCTTAGCAATCATCTTGTTTTTTTGCTCGGTAAACTTAGTTTGAAAATCTGCCCATCCAAAATCTTCGTAAGTTGATCCAGCTTTTAAAGCCTCTTGAGTAAAGTAAGCTTCAAAATCTTTAGGACAAATTGTCTCTTCAATTTTGATTTTACCTACTACAACTTCAGCTTGACTTAAAGTTGTTGTACCACTAGGGTTCCAACCGCAAGAGTCAGTTTGAAAGTTTGCGTTAGTAGCTAACTTAGGTACTTTTACGCTAGACTTAGTCTTAGGTAATAAGATACCACCAGCCTTTAATAAAGACTGCGTTTTTGCCGCGAATACGGCTTCGGTTAATAAAGGCGCAATTTCTTGTTTAGTATATGCGCTTATGCCGCTGAATGATAATGCCATTTTATTATAATTTTAGTTTATGAACAAATTGATTTTGAAAATTTTTCAAACTCGCTCTTTGCATCTAATTTTTGATCCGCAAAAGCGTTGCTTGTTTTAACACCAGCATCCGGTGCTGATTGAGGTGCTTCAACTAGCATCTTGCTAATTTGCATTAAGCCCTCAATTACTTTATTTGCTTGACCTAGTTTAGCTTCGTATTGAGCAAACTTAGATTCGTATGCAGTAAATTTCTCGTTTGTTGCTGATTCAAAAGCTGCAAATTTTGCGCTCATATCTTCAACTACTGGACTTTCTACTTCCGGCATATCTTCCATCTTTGGTTTAATTTCCATGATAACTCCGTTGTCAGCTAAGACAATAGTTTCACCACTTTCAAGGATATGCTCGCCAACTGGAGCCGGTACGCCTTCAATAGTTACAATACCGCCAACTGCTAATTCAGTTACTTCAACAATGGTGCCGTCTTTTAGTTTGGCTTCCATCATTTTAACCGGTGCCGCAGTTTCACCGCTAGGCATTGGCATTGATTCGTTTCCTACAAGTTCTGCAAAGAACATAGAAACTTTGTTTAAAATGTTTTGTGCTTGTTCCATGTTTATATATATTATTTATGTGTTAAAGGTACTTTTAATAATTCTGCTAGTTCTGCTAGTTTTTGTTCTGCATAGGTAGGATCTTTTTTTTCGCTAGGGTATTCAAAGTATCCCTCTACACTAAAACCTTTTACCTTGCCTTGTTTTATTAGCTGCCATGCTTGTTCATTTTCTACATAAAAACTACCAAACCAGCTTCCGTCTTTAGCATCTTCAAATCCGGCCATCGGTTGTATGCCTCTTGCTTTGTCTACAATAAAACTTTCAAACATAATAAGTCCGTCAAGCTGCATGTCTTGATCGTGCATTAAATTAACATTGCCTTGGTAGCCTTTCTTGCTAAACTTAATCGCAATGTCTTTTATAGTTTCTGCGCTAAAGGTTACAAAATGCTCACCAAATTTTTTATTGTTTCTATAAATAGGCTTGTCTGCTAGCATTAATGGGCCGCTTATAATATGCTTGTCTTCGTCCTGGATAGCAAAATTAAGTTTTGGCTTATCATTTGAAAAATGCTGCTCCCACATTGAATTGCAAATAGCTACCGCTTGTTCACTTTCTTTGCCTTCATTAATAACATAGCTTATGCATCTAGGTAAAAATGCGTCTTTGGCTTCGCCTTTTGCTGGCTCAATAAAATCTTGGCTAAATGCCACAAAGTCACGCTGAATAGCCGGCTTGTCTACAAGTGCAATAAAAGATACTTCCGCATCATCTTGCAGTTCCTCTTGTATTTTAAGTTCGTAAATAGGTAAGTCCATACTTAATAAATATCTTTTTTATAGTTTATGTACTTTTAATTAATTCTAGCCGCGCGGTTAAGTCTTAAGATACGTTCCTGGTTACCACTCACGTCGCTTTCAACTACAAAGGCCCTAGCTGCCACGTTGCCTATTTGGTTTACTTGTGCTTGATTTAAAGTAGTTGTGCTTGCTTGCGCCATTAAAGGTGCGCTTACATTCATTGACGGAATGCTAGGCGTAGAGCCACCGCTTGCGCCACCGCTTGATCCTTTAACACTTGGCACCTTTACGCCCATAATAGACTTAACGGATTGAATACCCGTTGCAATAATACCGGCAACGGATGCAATTTTTTGTATTGTGCCGAATGGTTCCGGCAATACGGACTTTGCTCTTATCACTTCGGACGCACCAATATAAGTATTTATTAAAGCAGTTGCAATTCCTAGCGCTTTGCCGGCCGTAGTTTGTTGGCCAATAATAGCACCTAAGGCCTCCGTTGCATTTCCAATAGCTCTTAGATTATCTAATTTAGCTTTAGCTAATTTATCATCGTTTGCTTTGTCTAAGTCTTTTAAATCTTGTTCTCTTTTATAATTATCAATCGTTAATTGAGTCCTATATTTCAAAGCATCCTCTCTGTCCTTTCTTGCTTTTGCCTCCCTTTCTGCGTCCGCCTTTGCTGCGTCTGCTATGATTTGGTCGCCGCTTTCTTTTAATTCTCTATCTTGTTCAAGTTCGTAATTTTTTCTTTCTAGATCCCACTTTTGTTTATCAAGTATTTCTTGCCTTCTTTTTTCTTCTGCTTGCTTTCTTATTTGCTCCGCTTTTTCCGCAGCCGCTTTTTGATCGGCTAATCTTTTTTCTTGCTCGGCTTTTTCTGCGTCGGTTAACTCTTTACTGCCAGCAATAAACCTTTCGTTTGCAGCCTCATATCTTGTACCAAATTCGGTAACCGATTTTTTTGCATCATCCCAGGCACCGGCAAAGTCACCACTTATAAACTTTTTAACCGCCGAGCCTACTAAGCCCACACCTTGCAAAAATGAACTTAAAGCGCTATAAGCAACTTCAAAACCTTTGCTAACATAAGGCAAGGCTTTTTCTGCAAGACTTATAAAAGCATTAATTAATGGCTCCATTGCTCCTAAAATTCCATTAAGAATCCTACCAAATTGATTGATAATAGGATCAAGCTTTTTCATTGCGCTTTCGTTCTTAGCAAACGCAGCCGCAAGAGCGCCAACCAATCCAACAAGTAAACCTATCCCGGTAGCTTTTAAAGCGGCACCCCATGAAGAGGTAATTATTTCTAATTGTCTTATTCCTTTACCTAGCATTCCTACCGGCCCGCCGGCATTTTCTAAAGCACCGGCAAAATCATTCGCACCTACTTTAGCATTTTCAATGCCGTCTTCAACGTCTCTAATTTTTGCGGATAATTGATTAAAATCTTCGGAGCCGGCCGCCGCTTGCTTTAAAGCTTTTTTAAGTTCTTTAAGTTCGGCAATACTACCAGCCGCAGCCTTGCCAATACCGGCTACTTCGTCTTTGGTTTTATTTGCTTCAGTCGTTGCTTGTGTGGAGTCCGTTTTTATTTCAACGACTACTTGTGTCTTTTTAGTTGCCATGTTATTTTATTTTAAACAAGTGCTTAAGCCTACTTGTCTTATTAGGTTAGTATAATTATAAGAGCCAAAGGCCTCATTGTATTCGTTATTCATTACATCTTCATAAGGTAGCTTATCGGTATAAGCGCCCTTGTAGAATATATTATGACTTTTGCCAATGTCGTAGGTCACTCCGGAATTATGGAAAATATCGCACTTGCTCCATTTTTCTATTGGATCGGTACCCCAACAAAAATCTAGTCTTGGTGTTATTTTTACATCAAGATTATAATACCAGCAATTCCAAAGCATGCCCCACATACCCGCAGTAAATTGTTGGATGCCGTAGTAGCTTGGATTTTTTTGCACTCTTAATGGCTCGCTCTTTTGAAAGTAATCATATAAAGCAACGCTATCGCTTTCTACCTTTTGCCAAAACTTATAGTCAGTATTTTTAAAAATGTATTGCGAGCCTCCGCTATGTAGTCTATTATCTATCGGCACGTTGTAATCTAGTCCTACTATGTCGCACATATCATTGTAAAGGTCTTGGCCTTTTTCTAATATGTAATCACTCCAAATAAAACTTTTGCTATCACTTACGTAGCATGTATCGTCTTGCTCTAAGTCAGTAAAGTCTACCGGCTTAGTGAATATCATATCGCAGTCATGTAAAAAAACATTCTCCATTTGTAAATATGGATAAGCTTTATAGTGGTGCTTTACTGCATTCATTATAACGCTAGGGATATAGTTAGGCATTACCCTTGTATCGGTGTACTCAAAGAAAGCTATATTGTTAAACTTTTCTTTTAGCTTATCAAATATTTGCTTTGTTTCGGGCAAGTTAGTCTTGTCGTCCTGGTCTTTACTTACCGACAATAAAACGTGTATATTATTATCGGGAATGCCTACCGACTTAAAGTTGGTAAGCATTACTTCTAGGTGCCAAGCGTAATAGATTATTTTAGGTTGTGTGCAAATATAAATCATATTGTTTTTTTTATTAGCATGATCCGTCAAACATTGATATAAATAATGTACCTCCATCGCCTACAACTTGTCCAGCAAATGACCTACTTGTTGAGCCAGCACCAGTACAATTAAGGTTTGACGCAGTATCAATAACTTGAACTGAATCGCCGCCTACATTTGTATAAGATACTACTATTGTTCTTGAGCCACCGGTTTGCGTTGTTGTAGCACTTGCGCCGTCACCAGCAACAATTGGGAATACTGCCCCGTCTACTTGTACTCCGTTTATAGTGATGTTAGTAATATCGGTACCGGCCGTGTCGTTAGCAATATCAACAAATGCATAACCTAAAGTAGTAGTAGTAGTTGTTGTACTTGTTGTCGTTGTTGTCGGTGCCGGCGTTGTTGTAGTAGTAGTTGTACTTGTCGTCGTTGTTGTCGGTGCCGGCGTTGTTGTAGTAGTAGTTGTACTTGTTGTAGTAGTATTGCCACAAGCTGCATTACAAGTTGTATATGAAGGCAATTCTAATAATACTGCACCACCAGCCGTTGTTACACTTTTAACATAATAAGTAAAATCATTTTCAAAACCTACGTATCTATAATACCTATTTAATGTTACACTTGTACCGGTTGGGAATGATACTCTTTGATCCGCCGCTACTACTGAACAATTAGAGCAATCAATTTCATCCGCAATATAATAGTCATAAGGATCGGTAGTTGTTGTTGTAGTTGTACTTGTAGTAGTTGTTGTAGGCGCAGCCGTTGTAGTCGTAGTCGTAGTCGGAGCAGCCGTTGTAGTCGTAGTTGTTGTAGGCGCAGCCGTTGTTGTAGTAGTTGTTGTACTTGTTGTAGTAGTTGTTGTAGGCGCAGCCGTTGTAGTAGTAGTTGTTGTAGGTGCAGCCGTTGTAGTAGTTGTTGTAGTCGGCGCAGCCGTTGTAGTAGTAGTTGTTGTAGGCGCAGCCGTTGTAGTAGTAGTTGTTGTAGGTGCAGCCGTTGTTGTAGTTGTTGTAGTCGGCGCAGCCGTTGTAGTAGTAGTTGTTGTAGGCGCAGCCGTTGTAGTAGTAGTTGTTGTAGGCGCAGCCGTTGTAGTAGTAGTTGTTGTACTAGTTGTTGTAGGTAGTGGAGGTTGCTCAATATATTCCTTTTCAATAACTCTTAATAAGTCAACTTTTGTTAACTCATTATTTTCCGGAGCATAGTCCATCACTTTGTTAATTCTATAAAGTCCGCCGTCTATATAAATAAACTTACTAAAGTCTAGGTTAAAAATATCTAAGTCAGTAAGATTAAAATATGCGTTTAATAAGCGACTATCTTTGTCGGTTATTTCTGCTAGATAAGATGAATAATAAGTATTAAATAAGTTATTACTTAAGTCGCCACTTGTTAAGTTAAAGTACAATTGTTGCGGCGCTCCGTAGTTAATATCATCGGTAGGCGTTGTAGGATTGTTTAAATGACCGGCATATAAATACGCGGTATTAGATCCTAAGTTTGTAGCTAGGTTTAAAATATTCCAGCTAGCTACGCTAGTAACTTTTTTAATCTGCATAATACGCACAACGTGATCCATAGAATCCTCTTTAGTATTCTCGTTAGACTTTTTGTAAATAGCCGGAAAAACTTTGTCGGTTGTGCTAGTGCCAAATAACGGGCTTGCTGCAAATATTACTTCAACGCTTTCAGTATCTTTTGCAAACTCAAGACCATTATCGTAAATCCTATCACCATATCCCTCATTAAATTTCTTGCGATAATCTTCATTGTAAAAATCATTATCTTGTTTATATTTAAAATTGTAATACCTAGCATTAACTTCACTCATTGGCTTAATCTTAATAGCCTTACTTCTATCCATCTTATCCGACCAGTCTAATATATCGCCAGTCCAAAAGTCAATATAAGGTTTAATTATTAAATGGTTAGTCTTGTTTTTATCTTCAGTTACTAAAAGGTTAAACATTTTAAGTACCGATATAAATAAATCTTTTTGGAATATACCTTTTGGGATTATATTATTTACAATTATTTCATCATTTAATTCAATAGGTGATGTTGTAGCTACGTCGTTTAATATGTTTATAGTACTTTCGCTAACATTAACTTCGTCGCCAATATCAAGTACGCATGTAGTCCTAACTCTTAAAGTATCGTTAGTTGCAAATTGTACGCTTAATGTTTTGTTATAATAAAGTAAATCGGTGCCGTTATATGTTTGGCTACTTAAAGGAATTACAACGCCATTTTTTAGCAAAGCTATTGTTAAAGGTCTTGCAGCTAAAGTATAATCACCAAAAAGTTCTATTGTTAAATTAGTAGTTAAAGTAGGCGTTCCGGTATAAGTGAAAAGAGTATCGCCAACGCTTGCAGTAAATAAGCTACCTACCTTAGTTTCGTAGCTTACAAAGTCTTGCGTGCCTCCAGTATTCATGCTTTGATTAATCGCTTTGCTTAAACCAAGTATGTTGCTTGTTTGTTTAGTTAACTGCTTTGAATTATTAGGGATAATTATATTCCTAAATTTAGCAGTATCAAAAAAATCGCACTCGTAAGTATAACCGCTATTTTCTATTATCTTTGTTATGTATTCTCTTAAAAATAAGGCCGGCTTAAATGTAGTGTATTGAAAGTCTTTTTTAGCAACGCCATAAGTTCCCGTGCTTACATTTCCGTAATCAACTAAAGGATAGCAATAGCCGGTACTTCCGCTAGTATCCCAGCTTGCTACAATATTTGCATAGCTATAAGTATGGTTGTAAGAGTCAAAGTTTAAATCTTCTATTCTATTATTACCTAGCGCATTTATAAAGCCACCAAGTTCGCCAAAAATAGCGCACTCATATTCTACCGCTCCGTCTATATGTACTATTTCTAAAAGTCTTAAAACGCCTTTCATTATCTGCAAGCCGTTTACTTCTATGCGTGCTACCGCGCTACGTGATGCGTTAAAATTTGCTAGCACGTTTGCGTCTAAAGGATTGTCAAAGTTTGCATTGTTTAACTCAAAGATATTTCCTAAAAGCTTATTATTGTTAGCAGTACCAGGTAATACAATAGTTTTAGTAAAGCTTGTACTTTTACTATCTAAGTTTTGTAAATCATCAATAGCATAAGTAATTTGATTGCTTATGCCTTGCGTTAAATCTAGTTCATATCCTTCAATAAATATTCTAGTCATATTATCTTAATTGGCTATAACGCGTTTGGTTAATATCTATGTCAACTTCAAAAACTCTAAGTCTATTGTTTACATATTTACTATATTCGTAATTGTTATTCTTGATGCTTACTGGATAAAAATAGCCATCTTGTTCAAAGTAAACTTGAGGCGAGTCTATCAATTCATTAAGCCATTCGTACTCCGCATCGGTTGGCGCATTCATTGTAAGCTTATAGCTATGGTCTTTTTTGTTTAAATAATCAATCTTGCTGCTTACATATTTATTATTCGCATCGTAGTAACTAACCGCGGTAGCACCTAAAGAGTAGTCTCTTTTAGTAAAGCTTTTACGCGTTACCTCCATGGTAAGCCTACTAGCCAAATCAAATCTAGCCGTGTCAAACATACCTAGATGGTTCATAAAATGCAAGTTATAGCTTTCGTATTTAGGATTGCAGTCAAGGTTTACTTGATAACTGCTAGTACCAATTTGCACTAAATAATATTTAACCGCGCTTGTAATAACGCTAGTCGGGTTGTTTAAAGCTGGCGATCCAATGTTTAATTGACCAAAAGCTTTAGTGCTACCTAAGCTATAAGTAGTGTCTGCTATCTTTACGTTGCTAGCATTATAAGTACTAACCACCAAACCGGATACATCTTTAACCGGAATATAAATATTATCGCCTAAGCCAGCTTCTATTGTTGTAGGTCTATTAGTCATAGCCTTGCCATTGTAAACGCTTAAATCGGTAACCTTGCGCTTGAATGTAGGTGCCACAAAGTTATAAGCTATAACGCTTCCGCTAGCTAAGTTTAAGGTTGTTACGCCGCTTGTCTCTTCGCCAATTCTATATTGGTAAGTCTGCGCTACTTGTCCGCTTACGCTAGGCTCGCACATTAATACATTGTTGTTTGGTGTTAGCCACTCGTAAGTCATTGTATTACGTACGATAGGCCCAGCATCAAAATAACCGATGCCAGTTGTAGGCTCCGGATATAATTTAACTCTTACTTGTTGCGTGCCGCCTACGTAAATATCCATAACGTACTTTAAATCTGCGCTAGTTATATTGCTATCAAAGATATGCCAAAGCGTATCTTGTAAGCTAGGCGATCCACTAGGGTAGGCTATATTTGTTATTGCCATTATTTTCTTTTATTTAATCTATTAAATGTTATTACTATATCCCTTCCGGCCGCTTCTACCATATCAACCTCAAAGGTTTTAAAGGTCTTGTTAAAAGCATCCGTAAAATAGTTAGTCTTTTTAATACCAAATCGTTTAATCAAATAAGCAAGCGTGTCTACTTGCTGATCTATTAAGGACTTGCTTTTACTAAATGCTACGCCTATCTTTTCGCCTCCCTTACCTAAAGCCTTATCATTCCTTACGCTCGTTATCTTTGCCTTGCCACTTAGTATATATTTTTTTAGTGATGCTCTACCTTCGCTACTCATTCCATAATTCCTATACTGGTACGGCGAACCTGGAGCATTGCTAGAACTATCAACGCCTTTTACCCCTTCGTTGGGATAGTCGTAATAATCTAGCATCCTTAACCTAAATATGTCTACGCCGTTTTCCTCGGTTAATTCCGGCACCATACTACTAAGCAAATCACCACTACCGACAACGCCTTTATTGTTACCAAAGTAGCTAATATTTGTAAGCAACTCCGCACCATATTGTTCAAGCATACTAGCAACTACCCCAAACTCAACAATGTCGCTACCACCTAAGTCGCCACCCTCCCTAAGAAAATCCGCTTGCGCTCTGTTTATATTGATGCTCATCTAGTTGTCTTTTACTTTTTAAATAACTCAAGTCGTTTAAGAATTGCACTACTGGTAAATCATAAACCAGGTCTAGTGCTATTGCTTCAAACTCACTTACTTGTTTTGCGTTATAGATCCACCCCCAATTGTCTGCAAAACTCTCTTCAATTGTAACACTCTTTTTTTGTTCACCTTTCTCAAATTCATCTGCGCTATTAAAGAGTCCATTGTACCGCCCGTTGAATTGGTTAATAATGAATAAAAAAAAACCATCGCAAAGTATCCGTGTCTAAAGTCTGCTTGCTTAAAATCGTTTGCATAGTCTTCATGCTTTAACGTATCGTATGGCTGCTTAACATAGTTAAACTTTCTCCAACTCCATTTCATTGGCGTACAAATGCTAGCCAGGATATTATGCATGTTCATAATAGGATCATCTTTGCTAAACGTCAAGACTTCAATATATCGCCCCGTGTTAAATGGCGGCTTAATGTCAAAGTTTAAATTGTAGACATTGTTATTTGCCACTATCAAAGTCTTAGGCTTGCTCATAGTAGCTGCGTCTATTGTCAAATCAAACGCTTTTTTTAACTTATCGCATAGCTTACCAAACTTACTTAACGGCATAGCGTCTACTTCAGCCTCGCTTTTATCAAGCAATACTTGCACTAAACGGCTAGCCTTTTCTATTTCCTCGGTGTCTAAGGTTGCAATTGCTTGCAGTCTTTGGAATTTATCAATTGTTAGCTTCATACTCTTATAAATATACTTTTTATATAACGTGGTACTTACCCACCTCTTTATGCTCAATACGGCACTTATTAGCCAAAGCCAAGGCAATAACGCAATCATCGTGAAAGCCTTGCGGTGCCGAGTACCTTACTCCGGTAGGTGTAAAGGTGTACTCAAATACTTCTAGTTCTTGTTTTATCGGGCCATCCGGATAGCTTATAGACTTAGTTTGTATGGCGCTGCTTAGTGACTCAAGTAGTTGCTGCTTACTTGTAGCCGTAAACTTAAAGCCGTACATCTTATTAAACTTTTTTTGTAAGTCTTCTACTATGGCGTCGCCTACGCCGGTGCTATCAATTACTATCGGTATGTTTCTTGGTAGCCTTAATATTGTTTCTTTGGTTTGCATCCAGTCTTTTTGAAAGCGCTCAAAATGCACCACGTTGCCTTGCTTATCCATGCCTATAATAACGCTCCAGTCTACCGACTTAGCTAAGTCAATACCATAGTAAACGGCCGTGCCTTTAGTCTCGCGGGTGCAAGCATATATAAACTCGGAGCCAAACGGGTTAGCTGCATTCTCCATAGGATCTGCCATGTACTCTTGCTTAAATACTACGCTAGGTAGCTGCGCCGCTGCGGCATCTATTTCCGTAGGATCTATGTGCGGGTTGTCATAAGTGCTAAACTTAAACGATTCCCAGTTAGGCTCACCGCCTCGCATGAATAAGCTATAAAAATAGTTCTTGCCCCTGGGCGTGCTTAAAAAGATAGCCTTACCTTTAAAGTCAGTTAGCGTTGGTCTAATACTATTATTCCATCCCTCTTCTAAGTTAGGTATATAACTCGCTTCGTCTATAATAACTAAATGGTATTTGGTTCCGCGCATCGCGTCTAATCGCTCACCGGTGTAAAACCTAACCGAGCCACCAGTAACAAAGTCAATAAGTAAATCGGTCTCGTTCTTTTTATAAACCTTGTCCGGCAATAGCTTACATATTTCCTTAAAGAACATCTTACCTAATTGGTAAGTAGGTGTTATGTATGCTACGTGCTGCCTTTGTAGGCCCGTCTCTATACTTATGTTTTGACTGATTAAAGACTTACCAAACCTACGCCCGCACATCATTACTCTAAAACGAGCATCGGAGTCCAAGACTTGCTTTTGTGCTGGGTGTGGCTTACAAAGTTTTATATCAAGATTCATACTTGATTGTAATAGTATCAATGTTTGTATTCTCGGTCATGGCTCTATCGGTCATGCCTAAAGCATTCTTAGCATAGAAAATAGCTTTGCCCTCATTTGCTACTATGTCAATAGCTAAGGACTTAAACATTGTTACAATCCTATTAGCAACCTCATGATAAGGATGCGTAGGATCTTGCCTTATTTTCCAAAGGCCCATTCTTGTATAAAAATCAAAGTCATGCTTACGCAACCAATGATCTAAAAAATAATCAATCGTTGGCACAAAGCGGTCGCGTATTTCTACTATCTTACCGCTTCCGGTAGCCACTTGCTTTTGCCCCTCCATACAATTATCGCAGTAAGCGAAGGCCAACTCCATAAGTTTATCTTCGTCTACGTCTTTAAACTTTCTTGTCACATGTTCTCTTATTTCCATATCTTAATATTTTTAGAGCCATCGCGATAGCTTCTTATATCGGCTTCGTGCTTAGCCCAATTCTTTTGTAATAGTTCGGCTTTGTTATATCCGTATTCGTCACCGCTTGCATGCCCGCCTATATGCTCGGCAAGACAATCCATCACATAGTAAGTATTAAAACCGGCTAGGTTGGCCCGCTCACAATAGTCCAGGTCTATTGGCCCATAAGGAAACATTGACTCATTAAAGATACCTATTTGCTCTACTACCTTCATGCTAAGTAACCAGTTGCTTATAATGTGCTGGCTATTAACTCCGCGCCTAACATGATCTAAACTACTAGCAACTATGCCGGCACTTGGATAAGTCTGCAATGCTTCTATCTTTTTTGGCAACCAATTCTCCGGCTCTATTATATCGTTAGCTAAATATGCAATGGCATCGTAGCCATCAACTCCGGCTATGTCAATAGCTTCGTTCATAGCGTTAGCTATGCCTTCGGTATTGATTGCCACAAAGTGCGCATTCTCATAGTTTAAATTAGACAAGTTATTAACTAAGACATCTATTGGCCTTGATCCGTAAACTAAGCCGGCTATTAGTATTTTCATTAAACTATATTTTTACCTATTTCCTTTGCCGGGTTACCAGCATACTTTGTGGCGTGAATAGTATAAAGCTTGCGTGTAACTACGGCACCCATGCCGATCATGCAGCCAGGCGCAATTACTTGCTTTTGATGAATGACTGCGTTAAGTCCAATATTACAATGATTGCCGATACGTGTGTGGCCGCCTATCTTTGCACCGCAGCTTATCGTTACGTTGTTACCTATTTGGCAATCATGTCCGACGTGGCTATGCTTAAGCATCCAGGTTCCGGCACCAATGGTTGTTACTTCGGTAGTACCCGCATCAATAGTGACGTGGCCGGTTATTACGCAGTTGTCGCCTATTACCACTTCGCCTATTGGCGCATTCCAAAAAAGCTTATGCTCGGCTGGTTCTCCTATTACGCAGTATGGCCCGATATAAACATTATCTCCAAGGGTTACGTTTGGCCCTACTATGGCCGTCTTATGAATGTAGTTGCTCATTGAATGTATTGTAAACGTTATTTAAAAAGGTTCCGACGCATGCACCGCAGCGTCCGTTGTATTGATAGTATTGATCACGCGTGCGCATAACTTCTAATAGTTCGTTTTGTACTTCATGCGTAAACGCCACCAGTTCACCAGTAGCTTTAAACAAATCGTAGTAGTGCTTATGCTTTAACAAGGTCGCCAAATGCTTGGCGTCTAGTTGCTCCGATTGACTCATAATTGTATTTGGTTTTAGCCCACTCGTAAAGTTCTTGGCCTAGCTTGATCCTTTCTTGCGGGTTGTTTAATAAGTAGTTTATATGTTTATACCAATCGCCTTGGCTTTTTACCCAAAGCACCGGTGCGTCGCTATCTTTGCTATAAGGTTCTACAAAGCTACATATTACCGCAATGCGTTTGCTTGCAGCCTCAAGTATCTTAAGATTGCTTTTGCTTGCATGCCAATCGCTTTCTTGTAATGGCACTAACATAATATCCGCATGCTCAAAATGAGTCATATAGTTATTTGGCAACTCGCTCTTAAGTTTTCTATTAGTAAACTTACCGCCAAAAGTAAACATGCTATGCACTTGATCCCAATATGCTTTACTAACCGGATCGGTGTCCGTGTATCCACCTAATACCATTTCAAATCCTTTGTTGCCTCTTAATCTTTTTAATGGGTTAGCAAGTAATCTTATATCTTCTAGGTGTGTGCTACCTCCGGCCCAAAAGATACGCACCAAATCGCTATCGTGTCTATGGTCATTATATTGCTGCTCGCCATAAGGTAAGCAGTTAGGTAAGATTAAAACGTTCTTGTTATACTTACTTACCTTGTCTGCTATGCGCTCGTTGGTGCATGTCACCAGGTCTGCGTTAAAGATATTGTTAACTACTCGTTTCTTTTGTGGCTCGTAGTAAGGGAATAAAGGATGGTTGTATGGTAACTCCCAGTCATCGTCTAAGTCCATAACAACTTTAAAGTGCTGCTTAGTTTCATCCCAGGCATTATCAAAAGGACTGAATCTATTATATAGCACTATGTCAAAGTTGCGCTCTTCTAGTATTTCCTTACTAGGCACATCGGTAATATGGTTATAAGCATCCGGCATAAATGCTAAAGGTAGCATTACTCTATGCCACCCGCACCCGCTTACTCTTTGTGTTATGCCTAGCACTTGTATAATCTTAGCGTCCTTGTCCACGATATTGCTTTGGTTTTGGTGAATGCTTGTTATAACTTTTCTTTGCCCTTCCGCTTTTGCGTTTGCCAAAAGTTAGCTTGCGTGAATCGTTTGTTGCCTTTGCCATATTATCTAAATAGTTTTTTAAATTCATGCCATCTTAAGTCAACAACAAAGCTATCGCCATTGCTAACTATTTCCGTGAACTCACGATCATTCTTTGTATTGCTACATGCATAGTCAATATTAAAGAACATAAACTCTACGCTTGTTAGGTTCTCGTAGTTGTAGTCAACGCCAAGTTCATCAAAGAGAATAGTATTCTCGTTATGGCAAAGTAAGGGTAGTAGTACTGGTTGCATAATTATTTAATTTTTTGTCCTATGAATCCGGCCCCAAATATAATACAAATAAATTGCACCAACTCAAATGGCAAAAAATAAAACACTACTGCCATCCACACGCTTAAGCATGTTACGCAGTCAAAAGGTTTCATTCGTTTCTCAAATGGTATTCTCCATACTTTTTTAATAACGTAAATTATTTTGGCCACTTCTACAAAGTAGTAAGCAAAAAAGAAAGCCGCTAAAATTGTTGTAAGCATAATGTTTTAAGTTCAAGTTTTGTTTTACGGATAATATCTTTTACATGTTTTTCGGGTATGGTATAAAAGTCTGCTACCTTTTTACATGATCTTAATTCTACATATTTAGTAAACAATATCGCTTCGTGTGCTTGCAGTTCGTCCTCTTGGTACTTTATGGCTAATCGTTTGTTAGCAATATTAGCAAAGTTAAGGTTAAGTTCCGGTAGTTTTTGTTGGCTTCGGTAATATTCTAGTGCTTTTTGGTAGTCATTTTTGCGAAACTTTTTATAAAAAGGTGAGGTGCTGCTAAACGCCATGTTAGTAATAATCTTTATAGTAAAGCCTACAAGGCCATTGGAGGCCCAAATTTCGCTTATCTTATCGTCCGGCATAGATAGTAAGGCTAAGGCCATCTCTTGCTTTAAATCGTCTCTTAGATGCTCCGGATCAACTGAATTAATAAGCCGGTTAATATCTACATGGTTGTATAAATATTCAATAATTTTATTTTTATGTAAGTTGTTCATTATCAATACTTGTTACGCAATATACTTAATATACTTGATTTTTAGGTGTTTTATCTATACCCTATTCCTTTTTATTTA